AGCTTCCTCAGCATTATCTGCATCGTCGTCCCAAGGTAACCATCTACCAACAGATCCCAAAAAAATATGATGATATGAATCAATTTTATTCAAATACTTTTTACGTCGTTCGGCATCTTCCTTATGTTCATATACACCTCTAATTTTAAAACCTCTAACATTCATATCTAAATCAGGATGTGCATTTACGCTATTTGGTGTCAAGACAGATATCAATGCCCAACGTTGACTAGGGATAATAGGATCTTCATCTAAATAATCATCTACTGAATCTGTTTGCATATATGTATTATGATATAATATTATTTAAACCAATATAAACGAATAAAATTGAAAAATATAGTTTTAAAACAATAATTAGATTACATTTAATAATGAGTGATATACTTGATAATCTACCCACATTCGAAATGCCCGAAATCTATTGGAATAACACTGAATTGATGTTAAATGTTGAAAAATCAAAAATTGCTGCAGCAGGTAAGGGCATTTTTACATACGAAGATATTGAAAAAGGTCAATTTATTGGATTTTATAATGGAAGACTAGAAAAGTCCAATGGAAAGTGCGTGGGTGATTATTCTTTTTCCTTGAATAGAGTCTGGTATCTTGATGCACGTTTTTATCCTAGAGCTTATATGGCAATGATTAATGATTCACATGGAAGTAAATTTAAGGACAATTGTGAATTTGTAACATTGAGTAATGACGAGGATGGTAAAAAATTGGTACCAAAAGATAGAAAAATCTTTTTACAAGCATTACGAAATATTAAAGCTGGAGAAGAATTATATGCTAGTTATGGTGCTGATTATTGGAGTAGCGAAAGAAATTAATTTATAAAAGAATAATTTATTTACGATTAGTATCAGTACGAATAATATCATGACTATCATGACTATCATGACTATCATGACTATCATGACTATCATGACTATCATGACTATCAACAGTATTAGTACCATGCTCTCGATTTAATACACATAATGGTGGACTAGGAGGAATTTTTAACGATTGAATATCAATTCTTAGTTCATCATCATATTTACAATTTGAAGCACGACGTAATGGAATAGGTGGAGAATCAATTGTCATTGATGAAATAACAGAATCATTAGATGCATTTAAGTTTGTAGATCCAAATCCACCTTCACCTCGAATTGTTTCATTAATTGATTCAACAATATTTACATTGAATGGTTTCAAATTATACATACATATTTGAAACAATTTAGTTCCCTTAACAACAGTATATGGTTCATTAGAAAAGTTTTTTACTGCTGCTTTAATTTCTCCTCTATATCCTGAATCAATAATACCAACACTATTTGCCATCATCAATGGTGTTTTGGATATTGATGACCTAGCATACAAATAATATCCATTATCAAATAATGGTTCGCATGCAACACCTAATCCTAACATTGCTTTATGAAATGGTTCGATAACAACATCTTCGCCACAATAATATAAATCATATCCTGCATCACCGCGTTGGATTTGATCATCGTTAGTAGAATGATAACCTTTACTAGTTTCGTTTAAACATTGGATATTTAGTTGCATCTTAATAATATAAATAAATATGAATAGTATGATTATTTTTCAATTTTTAATTACTGGATTTATACACTAATTAAAAACGTTCGTTCCTTCACATTTCTAATTACTGGACCTATAACAATTTCATACGAACGCCTCATATATGTTTTAATTTCACCATTATATTCTCCTGTAAATTCTTTCATAGTTCGCATAATAAATGTTCCATATGCTTGATGATTTGATAATGGTAATTGATTATTTTCATTCAAGTATTCTAATTTTTTTCCTGTGTTTAACATTCTAACTGATTTTTTGTCTGGTAAATCTGATAAATATATAGCTTGACTAATGCCATTCACCGAACAATCATAACTACGCCATAAAATTAATTCGAATGTATCATACATTGTGTCGTATATACCTATTCGTGCATCAAAAGCCATATTTGGTAATTGTTGTAATAGTTCAGTAGTGCATAAATTCTGTTCTATTAAATGACAAACTATTAGACTATAAAATTTAGTTGATATATTACCAGCAGCTAATGATAAAAATTTACTAGTTCTACCTGAATATTCGTGTTTATAGTCATGTTTTGAATCGAATATTGGATTCTTGATTTCAAGTTTGTTAATAATAATAGTTATTTCATCACTTTGAGTAAATACGTATTCTACATTTTGAAACATCGTACAGACATATTTAGTCAATTCAATCATTATATTCTCAAATACAAGTGAATATTTTGTTTCGAATACATTTAATTTACACAAGGTTTTAACAACAGAAGAAAAGTTTTTTCCATCCAAACGAATAGAAAACACTTTATTGAATGGTATAATAGGTATGCATTCTTTTTCGTTCATAGATAATTTATATCCTAATGGATTCCAAATACTTTTTTACCTATAATAGGATTTGAAATATAGTGTTCAAATTTACGATCACTATATAATGATCGATCTATTACATCATAAATAGTATAGTCATCAACTTTTGTATCATTTTCTTCTTCCATTAATAGAGGAATATAATTGGAATAATAGGTTATAATTTCAATATTTTATTCAAAAACATTGAAATAATAATGTATTGAAATGATATTAATATAACTTAATAATGAGCAACTGGGAACAAAATGAAGATGTACAATTGTATTTAAATGAAGAGGCACCTACGAGAGATCAATGTGCTAATGCATTTTACATTCGAGATACTATAGGATATGTGTTATCATTTGCTCATATACGAAATTATGTATTAACAAAGTTGGGTTTAAACAATATTGACGATTATGTTAATAATGCAATTGTTGCAGAAGGTATATCAATGTTTAAACAACAATTCAATACTGAAGTAGTATCATACGATTTAGGTGACTATGATAATTACAATACCAATTCGACAGAGGATTATACAATTAATTATACATTGAATATAGTGTTAAATAAAATCCTTAATAATGCTCGAAAAAAGAAAGAAAGGTTTGATGAATTGAAGGATTATACTGATACTAAAACATTGTATGACAATCTGACTATTGATGAGTTTAATTATTTAGGTTGGTAATAGTAATAAAATTGATTTATTTATTCATTTCAAATATTTATTTTATATAACAATGAACATTGATAGATTAAATTTAAAAGGATTAAAATCAGCATTAGTATCATGTCGATTATTCGATGATGATATCGAGGTGACTATTGATGATATATTTAGTGACGATGTAATACATGATTTTAACCAACGAATTGTTAATCCAGAAAATATAAATGATATATTAGCTTTATGTACTTATTTAAAAATTAATAATATATATAAATTTATTATTGAAAATGCTGTACCAACTAATCAACCATATCTATTATGTAACGAATATAAATACAAATATGAATTGCCAGATTACATGACAGAATTTACAGACGAAAATATATGCCGTGAAATTGTATGGTTAAATTATGCCATCGAAAATTCATTATGTAATAAATTGACCATATGTAATGAAATTGCTGTTAATGGAGATTTGGAGTGTTTAATATTTGCTAGACAAAATGGATGTTTAATTACTGAACAAACATTAGTAATAGCAGCTGAAAATACTCGTTATAGATGTTTTAAATTTATTCATCAATGTGGTATTGAAATACCCGATGATTTATATAAAGTGGCCATTGAAAATCATGATATGGATATATTATTATATATTATGATGATTTCGAGTAAATGGAAACGTAATACCAAAATCGAATTGACATTAGGTGATTTACAAGATACGATTGGTAATCATTATCATATTGATGATGGTGATAATGATTATTAGTTGCTAATTGTATAAATTATATATTGTATTCTGTTATAAATTCTTCCCATGTTGTTCTCAAACTTGAATTGTTCATAGCGTATTTAAAATTTTTATAATAATCTTTTTGTTTACAAATCCATTTACCAAGTTTTTTAATTTGCGGATCTAAATCATTTTGAGATGGTTTTTTCTCATACATGATCATATGTTGTTCCACTTTACCAAGCGTATTTATCCACGATTCTTCTATACTAAAAAAATAATCACGATAATCTAAAATAAATTTATCCCATATTGTTCTAAATTCTGGATTACTCATGATATATTTTTTTGCACCATAATTGGTACGTTGATGAACAATCCAATAACCTAAGCGTCGTATTTCTTTGTCTTTATTTGATTCTGTTGGTTTTTTTTCATTATTATCGATATATATTTTAACCTCTTCTAATGTGCGTAACCATATTTCGTTAGAAGTTAGTAAATAATCTTTATATTCTTCCTTGAATTCTTCCCATAATATTCGTAACGAATTATCACTCATAGCAAATTTATTATCTTTATAGTTATTATTTTGACGAATTATCCATGTGGATAATTTTTTTCCATTCGGGGTTGATTCTATTGGTCGTTTTTTATTTATATCTATATATTTTTTTATTTCATTCAATATATTTACCCAATTTTCATCATTTTTAACAAAGTAATCTTTATATTCAATGGCGAATTCTTCCCATTTATTTCGCAATGTTTCATTACTCATTGCATATTTTTTTGTACTATAAGTTGTAAATTGAAAAAATATCCATTTAGCAAGTTTTTTAATATTTTTATCTTTTGAACATTCCGTTGGTTTTTTATTATATTTGTTAATATAATCTTTTGCATCTTGCAATTGAGTTATCCAAGAAATACCATTATATTTACCAACATTTACACTGTAATTATTTACTATTTCAATGCTATTCTTTATTAATAATTTTTCTTTGATAGTTTGTTCATAATAAATATTTGTACTTATTGGTTTAATTTTTGTCAAAAATGTTTCATCATATTCTTTTAATCCAGATAAAATTGACATTAGATCACTATATTCATTACACCATAATATAATCTTGGCTACTTTATTCTTATTATTTTTATCAATACGAATTGATCTACACATTCTTTGTATTAAACGTATTTTATTGGCACATGTATATGTTATAAATATCGAATCACATGTAGGTATATCAACACATTCGTCTAATATTCTTATTGATAGAATTATTTCTCGTTTTTCTGAAGTTGAAAAATTATTTAGTATTTTTGTACGACATGATCTTAAAACATCTGATTTTATTATTGAAATATTTAAATCTAATGAATAAAATTCATTACCAAGGAGCAACATATCATGAATTTCGTTTAATTCATCTGTATTTCGACAATAAACAATACATTTTCTATTACCAAGTTCTTCCAAGCATTTGAAAAAATATATACACTTAATACGAATATTATTTTCAATGTGATCAATATTTACTATTGTATTGATGTCTTTAATTATTTCATCAATTTTATATATTACAGGATAATATAATTGATAATCAACAACAAGTTTTTCATTTACAGATGATAAAAAAGATTTTTTATACACTATATTTCCTAAATTGTATGAATTATCATCACTAAATCCTTCAAGTTCATAGATGCGAGGAGTTGCTGATACAAATAAACACTTATTATTGCTATTAATCAAGTTATAAATACTATTTTTTTTATCAAATACATTTTTGCGCGACAAGTTATGGAATTCATCAATTATTATAATAGCATCATCCAATGAATTTATACAGGATAATAATTCAACAGATACAAATGTACTTGATATAATGAATTCTTTTTTACGACAAAATTTATTTATATATTCTTCATCACGTGTACCATCCATATCAACTAACAAACTTTTATATTTACATCCATAATATCGAAAATTATTGAGATTTTGATGAGCAAAAATTCTTAATGGTGAAATTATAACTATCTTTTTGAAATTTTTAGCTATTAAATATGAAATG